AACTACCACTGTTGATTCTGATGAAGATGATGCACTATCCTACTTTCAAAAATTAGCAGATAGTTAATCAATTAGTCTGATATTATCTCCTTGCACTAAGGTTTCACTCACATACTGAGTGGAACCTTTTTTATATTCCATGATTTCTTCGAGATCATCAAATACGATATTAAGATAAGATGCCTTTAAAATGAATATATTTCTTTTTTCATTGTTTAGATTATCTTCAAATTCATAATTAGTAACAGGAATAGCTATATCTGTTGCTCTTACGTGTTGTCCTAAAGCACTATCATAGTAGGACACACTTTGACCAACACCCACTTTTTCACCTCGTGGAATAATTATTGAACCATCTGTTGTTTTTACTTCTCTTGATTCATAATGATGAATGCCTGAGTACAATGTTTCTTCATCATACTTATTTGTAACATAAGTATGAAAATCTGTTTGTGACATGGGCCATTCACTTTGCACGTTTACAATATTGTTTGACATAAGAACAACCCAATCAAGAGTTGGATCATCATAAACTTTTGTTGCAACAATATCTGGTCGATCATCTCCCTCAACAGTAAACTTTGTAAAAAAAGTTAGGTCTTGAAATATATCCTCTCTTAATTTACCTCTCTTAAAAAAATTTTTGACAACACTATAGTCACCTTCACTTCGCCCATCTTTGGTGCGATTGACATATTCAAATTCTGGTAAGTTACGGAAATAAGGATTTGCCATTTTAGAAACCTATTGAATTAATATCACTATTTTGTTGGAAGTACTTAGAAGCAGCAATTGATCCTCTCCTTACACCAGTATCACTTTGATCTTCCTTATCATAATCATCATTAAATACAGGTTCTAACTCTTTAAATTGTAATCGCATATTATATGAAACCATTGATGTGTCATCATAGGTCATATAAGTATTTTCTGGCATGTAATTCATGGAGACACCAAGAAGAGCACACTCTTTTACTCTTGGTAAAAATTCATGCTTTCTATTAGTTTTTCCATTTATAAACTCTAATTTGTATGTGTTTGGAGCATGGAGAAAAAGACCACCCGGAGTTTTTTGCACAGCACTTGATTGTTTAAATGCTCTAATTATTTTTTTAATCATTCGAGATTCGGAGGTATCTCTTGCACTGAGATTGAAACTAAAGTTAAATGGTCTTAGTGTTGGCCCTTTAAATAATAATTCCAAGTTATTGTTTAGAACATTTCCCTCTGTTCTCGCTAACAATTCATTTGCATTCAACCCGAAAACACTACCAGTTATAATCGCACTTACTGCGCTTTTAACATTTGGGTCTGTAATTGCCTGATCAAAAGCTTTAGCAGCATTCTCACCTGCTTTTTCATTTGCCCCACCACCTAGAAAAAACTTTAATGCAGTTTCTGCTCCTGCAACTTGAAGTGGGTTTAATGTTCCGTTCGTAAAATCTACTTGGTTTTGATCTGAAACACCATCAGGGATGGGTAAAGTAATATGACCAACAGTTCTTTTATTTGCTTCGATTCGACTTCGATTGTCTAAACTTAGTCTCGAATCATTAAGATCTCCAAGGTTCACTCGATTTTTATCAGCATTTTTGCCATACTTTTTATTATATGCTTTCATTGCATCTTGATAATTTTTAGACGCACCTCTTCCTATTCCTGTTTTTACTGGTTTTGGAGGTATTCTATTTGAATTTAATTTACTTTTGGGAATTTTTGCACCACGAAATCTTGTTGAAAATTCAAGGATCGTAATTTTTAGTTTATCTTGCTCACTTCTTTCAATAAAAGCTGGGTAATGTAATACTCCATAATTTGATCTCGCTATTCCTTGTCTACCTTGTTTTTTGTTTGAGTTTGTTGAGTCAGTTGTATTTGAATCAGCTTCATTTTTATTAATAGCTTTTTTATCTTGATTTACTATATCTTTTATTTGTTTTTCTACATCTTTTGTTTGAGTTTTTACTTGTTTTTGTATTTGCTCTTTCATCAACTCTTCATTTCCATTTCCAGAATCAAGTTGTGAATTAAATTCAATCTCTCCTTGCTCATTTATAGTGCCAATTTGAACAACATTTCCCTCATCTTTAGCACTGCTATGCTGAAATATTTCTTTCCTATATGTTGGTGGGTTATTTGTAGTTTTAGTAAGTCTAAGTGTTGTGTATGTAGTCTCCTTTATAAAAATATTACCCTCTCTTGGTACGGCAACATAACTTTTCTTTGATGTATATGATGATCCTACTGGATTTACTTGATTTGTTATTGTCATTATCGACCTTTTTAGTTATTTAGGAACTTAGCATAAGGAATTGCAAGAAGATCATCAAGTTCATTTGGTTGCACCTCATATAATTGACCTGCGAGTTCATTCCATGTGTAGTTACGATACTTTTGCCAATGAAAATTAAGACCACGAAAACCCCAACCAAAAATATCAGTGCAAGCTATCAACGGATGTTGATCATATGTGATGTTTGGAGTCTTAGGATTATATACGAAGGTATAAAAGTTTCCAACATCAGGAACTGGTGTGACAGTATCATTTAAAAGTGACATGATTTCTAGCATCATATCCTCCTGATCATTCGTTGGATTGTTTATGTCATTACCTTCGAGTCTACTCATCGGATTCCAAGTTCTTTCTCTGTGACTACTTTAAATTCA